CATTTCATTTTCATTATTCTAATTTTATTGATTGTGACTAATAAATGAAATTTAGAAGAATGTGCAAATGCCTGTAAATACAGTATTTTGGGCACTATTATATTAGGAAACAATATTTTTGTTTGTGACTAACGTGTGACTAACGATAACAGTCTAAAACTTCCGAAGTGATGCTAAATATGTTTAAAGATAAAACTCCCGGGGTTAATTCCCCGGGACAATCATTTAGAAATTCCTGTGATTCTGGTGAATGTTCCTTTTGGAACAAATTCAAAAACAAACCCTTCTGTCGGATGCGGGATCCGGATGAAGTACCATTTCAACCCTGAACTGTCGGTTTCTGTGTACTTCATTATCTCTACAACTGCACCTTTTTTCAGTTTTGGGAACATCTTTGACGGGCTGTTTTTGTTTGATTTTGTATAACATTTTGTGTCTTTTTTAATCTGCGCAATGTAGGCTCTAGTGTTCTGCTTTTTGGCCGTATCTGAAACTGGTGTTGCATTCTTCACTAAGTTATAGTTTGGAGTGCAGAATTTTGTTCCGGGAAGGTTGCTGTTATAGTAACTTTTTTGGCATACACCACCGCCATTTGCGATAATTGCAGAGCCACTAGAAGTGTTTCCTTCGACTGTCCAGAACCGATCTCCTGATACCTTTATTACGATTCCAGTGTGTGTAAATGTGCCATTTCGATAAAAAATAACAATATCTCCAACTTTTGGATTGCTGTTCAAAGTAAACAAATCTGCCATTGTCGGGCAGTAAACGTATGGCCAGTGTTTTAAAAGCTTCTTTGCTGTGTCTAAGCCGAATGCTTTCATCATGCACCACGAAACAAACGCTGCGCACCATGGCTGTCCTTGGTAATCCGGTTTAATATCTCGCCAGTATTTTGTGTAATTATTTTCTCCGGCATTTGCTGTCTTACTATCAAGCTGACTATTACTTGCCTTTTCAAGATATCCGGTTTCATTCTTTGCGATCTGGATTAATTTATCAATTGCGTTCATGCCTGTTTCCTCGCTTTCTGGAAAATATGTCTTTAATGCGTTATAAACAAATCTCTGCCTGTCCTTATATGTTCCTACCTGATTCCCTGTGTCCGTCTGGCAGGCTGTATAGAGATTATCGAGCGTATATGGTTTCTGAGTCTTTGCCAAAATTCTCGTTACCGCCCCTTGTCCGCCTTGGTGCCTAAAGTTCACACACATAGCTTGCGCTCTAGCATCCGTAACGCCCTGCTTAAGGGCTTCGTCTGCGTAGGTGGCTAATTGTTCATCCATAAGGTTATCTTGACATTTAACGCCCAAATCGGACGAAATAAGGGCAACTATGGTGTCGGCAAGCTGCGACACTCTGGAAATATTAAAACATTCCCAATTTGCGGTCTGGACTTGTTTCAAAAGTCTGACCTTGTCTATCTTCTCCCACTGTTCCGGGTCAGCATCGTAAATCCGCTCCAGAAGCGTCTTGGCTTCGGTTGCATACCATGCTCCTGCTCCGATTGTGATTGCGTGTTCATCCGAATTGTTCTCATAGGCTTCCGTGAAGTCCGAATAATCCTGCTGTCCGTAAACCTGTCCGCCGGTTTCAGCTGCATAAATAATCTTTCTCAGGACGTTTTTTTGTTCAGTCGTCATGTTGTTCGCTCCTTTCGCAAAGATTCTTACCTAATTTTGATTATAACATTTAGCGTTAAGGCATCTCTGTACCAATTTAAAAATCCGACAGGTGATTGCCTGCCGGATAATGCTAAATAACATATTTGTGATGATTGTATCTGACCGACTCTTGATTAACCTTTGCTTCCTTTAGTCAATTAGTAACTTGACAAACTGACCTACACATACACCTATAATTAGTTTTGATTCGTTTGTTGCATTTGCAATTTGCCCGTTTTCACCAACTGTGTATAAAATTCCGTTTTTTCCAGCAAGAGAAATATAGCCTTTTTTCATAACTCGAACATATCCATATTTATTCACTGTACCTACGGCAACACCACATATCAATTCTTTTTGTGTGTTTTCATTCGCAATAACTACTTGGTTATGCCTGTTTGTAATTGCAAGAACTTCCCCACCAACTAAAGGCGTGTCACCGACATAGTAGCAATCATCCATACATTCTGTATTCAAAGGGTACATATCAGTATTCATATTTGCCCTAATCGGAACTATTCCGCAACCACTCAATCGAACATCAATCGGTATTGTTCCATTTATTCGCATGCTATCGCTTATGAAACAGTTATTGAATAGTAAAATGTTCTTAGCTGTAATATCTCTTGTATTATCTATGGAAATGCTGTTATTCCATTTTTGATTTATATTAACAGTGTCAATCATTATAAATTCACAATTATTAAATATGCGCTTGTATGGTTCTGATTGGCTAATGCCCTCATGTACATAGTACCCATTTTCTACGGATTCAAAAATGCAATCATTAAATTCAATAAATGAACCATCAGAAGCACCTTCGCCCCAAGCATGACATGAAGTCCACAAGTTAGAAGTATCAAGACTATGTTCTTCTCTATAAGATTTTGCTCCATATGTTCCGTAGTGAATAAATTTACAATTATCGAATCTTTGATTCCAATTCTTCTGTTTGTTGTTAGATTCATCATGCACAGAATAACGTAAGTTTTTTGCTGACACAGTGATATTTTTAAATTTGTTATTCATGCTGATATTAATAGTTGAATTAGGCGTAATTTCTGTGTCTAAAGCATTATCTGGAAGTTCGCCTTTAACCCAAACAGATTCTTTCTCATTAGACAATCCAATGAGATTTACATAGTCTGGAAGAGTTATTGAACTTTCATTGTATGTCCCTTTTTCAATATAGATATTGTATTCTTTTTCTTTTGACGAATCAGAAATATAAGTGGTTGCTTCTTTAATAGTTGAAAAATCCATCTTATTACCGACATAAATTGGATTACAAATTGGAAATAACCCCTTGTCACTTACACTCAAAATATCAATAGACGCATCACAAATTACAGCATCTCTACCACGTATAGACGTAGGGTATAACGTAACGTCTGTGTCAAATTCTACAATATTGAGTTTATTTTCTGTAAAATTAAGGTGTGAAATTTCATCATTTTTAACAATAATAGAAAACGTCGTAGAAACAGCAGAATTAAAACGGTATTTACCTGCTTTTAAGAAAATTGGGTAATAAGTAGCATACTGACTATCAGTTGTTTCTTGTTGAGAAAAACAGCCACTTTCAGAATTTATTAAGTAAAAATGTCCAGACGATTTTCCTTGTAAATCGACATAAGATTTGCCATATCCAGGCACACGCTTCCCTTCTACCAGACAACTCACAACGGGTGTATATATATATATCATATTAAGGTATAACGTATCCGCATTGCTCGTATCAACCTTACCACTCCATGTATCATATTCAGCAGTAAAATGTGATATAAGAACATTTTTTTCCAACCAATAAACTGGCATAGACGCTGCGCCCCTATGAGATATATAAACAGAATTTATATTTGTAACATCATATTTATACAGTGTACAATTTTCATTAGTTCTAATTGTACCATTTGAGTCAATTATATAACCACTTTGAATATCAGATGGCTCTAGTACATAAATATCTTTGGGTAATTCTAACGTGTTTTCTAAGTTAGCTAAATCTTCCTTTAGCGAACCAGTTTCCGTTTTCAGTGAAGCAATGTCTGTCTTGTTCTGCTCGATCTGTGCGGCCTGTTCGTCACTCATATTGTCACCTTTTGGCCCTTTATCGCCTTTATCACCTTTGAGTCCCTGTTCTCCATATACGCCTATTACACCTTTTTCTGTTGAATAAAAACTGTCATCAGTGTAATCAGTTCTCTGCCAATGCCAAAGATATTTCTTTTCCGCTGTCATAGTCGGCGGAGTTGTAAGCCACACCTGTCCAAAAGCCTTATCTGTATTAGATGATGACAAAGCATAATAATCTGTTATCTTTTTAATACCTACCCCTTTATCACCTTTTGAACCCTGAATTCCCTGCGGTCCCATAACATTACCAACGTCTTCGCTGTCTCCATTCGAAAACGTTATTGTCAGATTTCCGTCTGCGTCAACAGAAGCTGACTCAATAGATATTCCTCTTAGTGATTCTTTCTGTTCAGGTGTCAGCGATTCAAATGCTACGGTGCCGTCTGCACCCTTTTCTCCTGGATCACCTTTATCTCCTTTTTCACCTTTGGGTCCTTGTGGACCAACAAATTCTCCAGCATTGACCATCTCTGAGATATCCTCGATAGAGCACAACCGCCTTACGTCATTAGCCGCAAAAGCAATGTATAATGCCTTACCAGATGGAACGGAAGGGTCATTGCCAAGAATCGCAACGGGCTCTCCGGGACGAATTTTCGACGTATCAAAATCGGCGTACATACCGCGCCGGAATTGTATTGTATATGTATCGGCCATATTAGACTTACCTCCTTATGAAAGGAAATTATTCCTTATGTAATCCTTTACAGAATCAAGATTTTTCTGTACATCGTCATCCATTACAAGGAAATTGCCCTTATTGTTCTGGCTAATGATACTTCCTGTGTTTTCGTCTACTTCTGAATAGGTATAAGCAATTCGACTTCCTTCTCCAGTGCTAAGATTCATAAAACTTGTTAAAATCTTCTTCATGATATTACCTCCATTTGATTGATAATGTTTAATCTGTCGTTAATAAGCTCTGATTCATAATCTGGTTCCGAGACCTCTGCTTCTTCTGACTCATAATTTGGTTCCGGGATTTCTATATCTCTTGCGTCTGTATAAGCCGTATCTCCCGGATCGGTAAATCGCATATGCTCATATTCAGCTTGTCTTGCTTTGATTTCGAACGAAAATTTAAGTCCCGGAGTTCCTTTTACGATAAAATAATTTTGCTCTTTCTCAGCTATCCAGCAGTTGCCCTCTCCTTCTCTTTGCAAGAACACATAATATTTAATGCCGACATTTGCAGATTCCTGAAAGATATCATCTATGTCAATCATGCAAGTCCCGTCATCCGATATTACAGATTCACCGATATCTCCAAAGAATGGGGTTGGCATTTCATAGCAGTAAAAGAGCTGTTCATCATAGTCTACCGTCGAAACTGATCTTGATTTTGTCCCGTTTACTTTCAGCTTCCCTCTGATAGAAGCATCTGCAAGGTCTGTCCCCGTACCGATGCTATAGAAATGACCACTGGCTTCTACGTGTGTGCCTGCTTTAACTTTTCCTGATGCTGAAACACTGCTCGCTGAAACACTGCTCGCTGAAATGCTGCTCGCCGAAACGCTAGTATTAAACGAGGCTGAGCTTGCGTGTACAGTTCCTGTATAAAGATTGATTCCTCTAATTCGTGTTCCATACAACGTGCCGTACCCCGGCACATATACTCCTGTATTCGTCTCTGAATAGATTTCTCCACCCGAAGCGTCTAACACTACTTGTCCATACGCGCCACTTGCCGAAAGCTTCTGGTAGCCAACTTCCCATCCTGCTAATTCGCCTGTATTAATATAATCAGCATTCATGTACACATTGCCATTTGATAGATACAGGCCTTTATTACTACTGTTATCACTTAGCACATCAATAATCTCTTGTTTAGACATCTTTCCTATATCAAGATTACTAAGCGCATTGTCTGTATAATTTTTTGCATTCGACAGCGCTGTTGAAGCCTTGTTCTCAGCAATACTGTATATCGTATCGCCATTTGCTAACACAAATGTATTAGGCCTGAGCGTAACATTTCCGTAGTTATCAATCGCAAATGTTGATGTTCCAGAACTGTTTGTAACATTAATGTTTTTCAGATTAATTAAATCAGTTGAAATCTGGCCGGACTTAATATAAGAAGCATTTACATACAGATGCCCGTTCTGCATATAAATTCCCTCTTGTTTGCCATTGTCTGTCAGAGCGTTAAAAACTCTTTCAAAATTGACAATTTTTTCAGCATCCAGTTCCCGCCAAGTGCCATCAGTCCCAGAAAACATATATACCTGGCTTGTAGAAAAGTTCATGAAAATCGAGCCGTCATGCTTTTCATATTCTTCACTTTTCCACTCAGATGCCGGATAATTCTGCAATGTTGGTGTATACGTGCCATAATAGTTCGGGATAGTCACATTACGAACTGACCCATCCACAACGTCTTTGGCGATCTGTTCAATAGTTCTGCTTTTCAGCGTAAAGTTTTCGACCCTTAATGTGACAGCACCTGTGTCGGCATCTATTCTTAATGTCGTATTCCCGTTATTATCTTTCGCTGTGAATCCTCTTGTGTTAATCCATTCTGATTGAATACCGATGGCATAGAGAATATTCAGAACGGCATCTCCATTACTATCAAAGCCGGCTTTCCATGTCTGACCGCCGTCTACTGACAAGAAGAATCCATCAGCACTTGTCTTATAAATTACTTTAGAATCAGCAAGTGTAGGTTTATCATGCCGGTACGTAATTACGGAATCATCTTCTTGTATTTCCTCTGTATAGAAGAAACCTAGCGTGTTTGCTGCAAGCTCGTTCATTTGTTTGAGCTTTACGTCATAGGCAGATAGTTTCTTTTCTATATCTTTTTTTGACTGCTCTACCGCTGTTTGCTGATCACCAATAAACTCGCTTGCATCTTCTTCAGCACTCTTTGCGCTACAACTCCATGATGTTGAACCGCCGAACACGAACTCTATATCTGTCACAAACGATCTAAAGACACGATTCTTTGTATCAATAAATTCAACTGGATCGCCAAAAGTGGCGTATCCGTTGGCAATTCCGTCGCATGAGAAAGGACGCATTCGCAAACCGATTAATTGATTTCCAATAGCTTCGACTCCTGCCTGTGCATTGCCCGACAATAGCTGATTGTCAATAGTAATCACATAGCCGTCCTGACCTGACATATATTCGGTCTCATCTTCTACATATTTGACACCTGTTACAATAACATCGTCTACGTCATATTGTAGATTCTGAATTGAAAATAACGCGTGATAATCGTTATTGCTTAACGTACCACCATCAATCACAGTCCCCATTGTCCATGGATTAAGCGTGCCGCCATCCAGATCATCACCATTTGTCCAGTTCTTTACTGCTCCACCATCGTAAATAGTCGTATTGGTAAATGTCTTATCAAACGTAATAATCCTGAGTAAGTCATTTTCGTCGATTCTTGCATTTCCACCGGCTATCCCGGCACACATTCCGATTACTGTACGGTATGTCGCATTAGATGGCGCTTTCCGAATCTGAAAGTCCGCATTTGGAAACATTGCATCTCCAAGAGTGATTCCACATTGCTGGCAGCATTCTGAGAGCAGTTCCTTGACTGTACAAGGAAAAGACAGGTTAGAATCATATGTCTTATCAGCATTGTGCATTTTATCTAAGAGAGAAAGACTTATTTCGCTCGCCGTTGCAGGCTTTTTCGACACAATGTAAGTACCTCTCTTTATAGCTTCTATCCTGTCGGATAACTGCACATTGAGAAAGATAACAAACCTTGCGGCGTTAAAATTATATCCGTCAAAGCGCCCGTCATCATTTACCAATGATAAACTTGCCGTTTTTTCTATTGCTACACCCACCGGGAAGTCCCCAGAGTCTGCTGAATCTACGAGACTATTTCCAGACAGATAAAAGTCTTTTTTGCCTAGCTTAAGAGTTGTACCATTTGACAATGTAACATTTGCTGTCACGTAATAATTTCTGTTTGTAAGAGATTCTTTCTTCAACTGAGTAGATACATTTATCAAATCGGCTCAACCCTCCTTACATTAATAGACAAATCTGTCCACTTTTCTTCCCCATCTTTCAGAGTTTGCGCAGCCATATTAAAATTTGATGCGTAGAATGTTCTGTCTATCCATCTTCCCGGAATAGTTGGGTCTTTATGGTGGAATGTGAATTGACTTTTGTTAAGTACAGTATTTAGTATGGTTGCTATTTCAGCCCATGTAAGCTCGCCCCATTGCATGTCATACCCACCAATTGTTCCCATTGGTGTATTGTGCATAATCAAATCCTGACTTCTTTTAGAGTCTTCCGTAGAAGTGGTTGCGAACACCGGTTTGTAACTATCCGGTGCTCTTATAACAACGTTGTCTATTTTAAATTGTTCCTGCGGCATATTCTTCTCCTTACGCTAACTCAAATGGGTTCTTCCCATTCCGGTTTCTTCTCATTTCAGCTTCACTGATAATAATATCTAACAGTTTTCTGCCAGATGCATTAACTGTAACATTGTAGGTATTTCCATCTCCCTGCCCTTTTCCTGACTCTTCCCGGACGATCTGCCGTAATAGGCTTTCCGGTGCTTCCAGGTTATTTCCTTTCTTCTGGTCACCTAATACCGCAAGGAATTCTGACCTTGGCGGAATAACTGCGCCACTGGCCAGATATGGGATAGTTCCGATACGTGGAAATGTCGCATGAAATCCAATAGTCTTTGAACCAAACGGTGTTGGAACAGTCCAGGGTCCAAAGGAAAATGCAGATTCAATTCCACCAATTGCATTATTAATCATCCCAACTGCATTATTAACAATGCTGATTGCCTGATTAATCGGAGCTTTAATAAAATCCACAATGCCTTCAAATGCAGATCTGACTGCATCTCTGGCGGCATTAAACTTATTGATGATAGCATTTTTTATCGCTTCTACTTTATTAGAAACAAATGTAGTTACATTTTCCCATACTTGGGATGTTTTATTCTTTACGCTATCCCATACGCTCGCAACTTTTGTTTTAATTGCATTAAATACTGTGCTGGCTGTGGATTTAAGAGAGCTCCAAAGGCCAGAAAGTGTCTTTTTGATTGCGTTCCAGATTGTTGAAGTCAATGCTTTAATCGCATTCCAAGCAGTACTGATGATGCTCTTTATTATACTCAACGCGCCTTTTGTTACGGTTTTAATTATCTCCCACGCACCTGACACAACATCTTTGATAAAACTCCATGCTCCATCCGCAATCTCTTTTATTCCCTGCCAAGCCAGTTCCCAGTCTCCTGTGAAAACGCCGACAAGAAAATCAATGATTCCGCTCAGTGTATCTGCTACATCACCAATTATTTTAATTAATGATTTCATAACTTTTATTGCTACGGTGCCTACAACGTTAATTATTTCTGCCACGACCGGAAGCAAATTCGCGATTATCCAGTTAATCAAAGGCACTAATACCGACTCCCACAGAAGTTTCAGAGAATCAATGAGTTTTCCGAGGAATGTTTCTATCTTTAAAATCGCATCCCCTAATGGTCCCTCTAATAGCCCTTTGAACTGTTCTGCCAGTCCTTGCAAAACTGGAAGAACATAGGTGTTGTATCCAGTTATCAGAGTCTCAAATATGCTTGATAATCCATTCGCTATAGAATCAAAGAACGGCTTTACGTGTTCATCGTATAACCTCGATATTGCGTCACTAAGGTTTTGAACAACTGTTAAGACCCCACTTGTTACAGTTTCTATTACTCCGAGGCTACCCTCGATTGCGGACTTTAAAATGTCCTTGTTGTCGATAAAAGGCTGCGCAATCATGTTAAGGATATCTCTGCCAAGTTTTGCAGCCGTTTCTGTAAGAACCATTCCGATTTCAGCAAAGATTCCGATTAAATCCGCAGTAATCTGCTGTGCGGTTTCTCCACCAAAAACTGAGAAAACATCCGCGAAGGCGACTGCAAGATTCCCTGCGATTTGCGAAATTTCAGAGCCGATATTGAACATATCTATCAGATAGTTCTTTATTCTTTGCGTGTTCTGCTTTAAAAACTTTTCAATTCCGCCTATAATGTTTTGCGCAATTGTCAATCCAATTCTGGCAAATGAACCGGCAACTTGTCCAATTGCATATGCAAATGAATCAAGAAAATTATTTGCTGCTTTAGTAACTTCTGAATCAGTAAAGATATCCTTTAAAGATTTCCATATGGAATCGAGATCCTTTTTTATTCCGTCAAAAATTGGCTCGTAATCTCCTAATCCATCCCAGAATCCTTTTGCAATTAACTTAGCCAGCTGCTTAAATCTGTCGATTATCTTTTTTAGCGGTTTTGACATCTTATCAAGAACCGTCTCGCCCTCTGCTACCTTTCCGTAATCAACATTTTGTACAGCATCTTTCATCTGATCTGCAAGTCCGCCAGTTGCGCCCGGTACTTTTGACGATGAATCCGCACTTTTATCCGTTGAGTAATTATTTATTTCGTCGAGAGGACTAAGATATCCTTTTGCCGCCTTAGTGGCTTTCTTAGTTGCGTCTGCTGTATCATTTGTTGCATCTGCCAGCTTTTCGGCATTGTCGGCAGCATTTCCATATTGGTCTGCCGTATCAGCTATTGCATCTGTCCCGGCAAGACCTGCGCCACTTGCACCTGTCTGACCAGAAGATTTTTTCCCGGTGATTAACTCCGTAAATGACTTGAAGGCATTCGCCAGAGTTGCCAGTTTGCCCAGTAAAATATTAATAACTCTCAAAACGGGAGTGAAGAGATTGATTAATCCCTGTCCGACTGTTGCCTTGAGAGATTGTAACTGCAGCTGCATCACTCGCACTTGGTTCGCCCATGAGTCAGATGTTCGAATGAAATCACCAGATGCGGCAGATAGCTGTTTCTGCACAAAAGCCAAACGAAGAGCCACTTTCTCCTGTTCTGTCATTTCAGATGTGGTTTTGCCGTAGCCGTTTGCAAGTGCGTACTGGTCAAGTGCCGACTGAGTCATTACCACGCCGAGGTCCTTGAGTGTTTCCGTTTCACCTGTAAACACTGATTTCAGTTTGATATAGGCTAAGTCCTGACTGATGTTGTAAAATGATGCTACGTCACCAGTCAGCTGTGTCAGAGCTGTTGACATGTCGTAAGCCTGTGCTTCGGAGAAACCGAACGACTTAGACATTGCTCCGAACGTTCCGACATACTGTTTTGCCATGGTTTCTGACAGTCCGGCAGAGGTCATAGCATTCTTTGCAAATTCGTTTACCTTGTCCGACATGGTTGTGAATGTAACATCGACCACGTTCTGCACTTCGGCAAGGTTAGAGCCGAGTTCTACGCATTCCTTACCGAACTGCGTCAGTTTTCCAATCGCAAATGCTCCGCCAATCAGTACGCCTATTTTTTTTACTACGCTGCCAAGTCCGTTAAAAGACTGCCTGATTGCTGATACGCCGTTTTGCACGCCTGATGTGTCCATTCTAGTATCAATAATGACTGAGCCATCAGCAGCCATGTGTCCACCTCCTAACTATTTGAGGTTCAACATCTCATTCAGCTTATCTTTATAAGCTTGCTCCTCGTCGCTGAGACGTGTTTTTATGTCAATAATATTCTTATTTTCCTGATAGAATTTCTTTTCCCATTTATCGAGTTTTTCACCCTTTGCCTTTTTTGACCGGATTCCAACAACCGTGTTGAACAGACACTCTCCAGACTCCATAAAATATCCGAAGAACGTCCACCAGTGCATATAAGGTACTGTTCTGATTTCTTTACCGGCAACCTTGTTTACCGCCGGAACAATCATATCTCCATCCTGCTCCCAGTCCATCAAACGGGGTTTAGGCTTATTCGGACTATCGTCAGTTTGTCCACAGTCAATAAACTCGCAAGCTTTCTGACAAGCTTCCGTAAGATGTTCTGGGGGTATGCTTTGCCAATCCTCGAATAGAATCTGCAACATAACAACAGCTTTCGCTTGCTCGTCCAGTTCTGGGTCATTCATGGCTATGAGAATATCAATAATCGCTCGAAAATCTGTCCTGATAGAAAAATCCACCCCACTGATATCGAGTGAGGTGGGCAACTCATAGGCGGTCATTTTGTATATTTCTCCGTGTACTTATTGACCGCTTCCTGCATTTTTTTCTTTCTCTTTTCGATTTCCGGGCCAAGTGCTTCATTGATTTTGTCCAGAACGATATAGGCAAACACCTGACCATTTCCAAAAACAGTTGTTGCGGTAATTGGTTCTTTGAATAAATCCTTAGACGCTTCATATCCGAGCATATAATTGATTTTATCTTCAATCTGCTTATTAATCTCCGCCATCTCTTTGTTGGAAGAAACATTTTTAACAGATTCCTGAGCCTGCTCAAAGAAAGTTTCCAATTCTTCCGCTCTTGCTGCAACGTTAATATCAGTAGGGTTCAGTTTGAATGAAGAAAACACTTCACCCTGTTTGTTTGTAAATGTGAAAAGAAGAAATCCATCATCAATGTTTGTGTTAATTGTTTTTGCCATTTTCTATACCCTCCTAGTAATCATTCGCTGTCAGCTGTGAATGTGCCGGAACTGATATCAAACTTTCCTTTTACACGTTCGCCGGTATAATTGACGGTAAATGGAATCTGATATCCAGATGTGTCACCGCCGTAGGAAGTCGGCACAACGTAACAGTCCTGCTGATATGCTTCATATTTCCCTGCTGTGGCTTCTGTCCAGAGATGAACCTCAACTGCTTTTGTTTTGAGGTTGTCGTCTTTGAGACGTCCATCTACGATCTTCTGTAATGCTGTGAACAGATTAGAGGTGGTGTCTGCATAGAACGGATCAGCATCAGAAGAAACTTCGTAGCCGTTATGTTTAAATGTGGATTCTCCAAGAATGTTTTTAGATGTTTCGGTGTCTGGATTGAGTTCTACATTGTACTCTTCCAGATCTTTCCCAAGACGCTCATATTTCGGCGTCAGCCCCCCACAGAGAGAACCTGCGTCGATGTAATGAGCCATATATTTACGGTCAATTTTGCCTGTAACTGCCATAGAAATGTCCTTTCTGCCTATAACTTTTAAAAGGCTGTGTAGGTTAGCGACCATCTCCTATTGATAGCCGGTTGTTACTTGTTATATTACTTCATATGTGTTTTCGTAGCGTACCGATAATGGCAATAACCAGTCCTGTACGCCATTCTCCTGCGGCTCTAAACCATATGAGTTGTCACGGGTGATGCGTTTTATCACTCGCCCCTGTGAAAGTTCAGGAAACGCATTCAAACGTGTCTCAACGCCATTTATGGCAACTGGTTCTCGACATATCCATTTACCGAGATTGTCAAGGAACTTCTGAACAGATAGCTTCTGCCGTTCTTTGTCGGATGCTGTTCGGTATACTACATAAAATGGGTACTGGCATACCTGATGCATTGTTCCGCAAACGTCTTCTTTTTCTGAATAGATCAGCGCCCCGTTGTCTGCCGAGAACGCAATTCCCGATTCTTTGCCAAGTTCCTCAAATTTGATTGTTTCATTTTCGTATAGTCCCGGATACTGATTCAGAAGTGCTTTCATGGCATCTGTCAGAATCTCGTATCCAGTTGCATCTTTTCCAATAGGTTTATCCGCCATGTCTGCCGCCTCCTGCCTGTGCTTTTACTTTACGAATCCATGTGCTGCCGTATTGTCGTTTAGCGGCATCGAACCATTCAGCTTGTGCCCGTGGGTGAGCCTGTTTGGTGTATTCAAGATTCTCTTTTGCGGCTGTCCGACCAGAAAACTGACTGACAAGGACTTTCTTAGCATACTGCCGAGCGTAAGGGCTTCCGGTCAGCTCGTCCACCATCGTTTTTCCCATATAGAGGAATCTGCCATAAGGTGCCGCCGCCGCACAAACAAATCCTGTACCTTGCATAGAGGAACTTTTCGCCCTTGTCTCGTCAATGAAATCTCCTGAAATCATCGGCATAAACGGAACCATACTGTCCATGACCATCCCATCAAGGAGATACTGAGCTTCTTGATACTGCCTGGAGAACCTGTCCATATTCAGCTTTATTTTCATATCTCCATCGACTACGGAGAATCCTTTAAAATGATGAATCTTACTCATATTACTTACCCAGAATCTCAAAATGTGGAATCAGTGTATACGGACCGCCCACACTGGTAATCTTGAATACATTGTCCTTGTTCTCATTCATGTACTGGTAGAATCCATTCCGATAATCACTGTCAGTTACCGTCCCACCAGTCCATTCACCCTCCCAGAAAAACGATTCGTCCGAGAATGTGATAGTGTCTTCCAGAGCATTGTTAATCTGCTGTTTCCACTCTTTAGGCGGCACCCATGGAAGAATCTTGCCGTCTTTATCAGTAATGGTTATATCGCCGTTCTGGACAGTGTATCGAACGTGTAGCTGTGCGTTGTCAGTTGCGTCTGGTCCGTACTTTTTAAGGATTGCTCCTTTGTCAGTAACGAGGTCAACGCCGGATAAAACATGAGGATACCAGTACGCATCTCTTGTCGTGGCACTTTCGTAATAGTTGAAAAGTGTAATTTTAGATGAATACATGATACCCTCCTATCCTTCACATATTGCTTTTGAAAATCTATCAGAGAATGATTTTATTCGGACAATATTGCCTTTGCACTCTTCCGGCATTTTCCCGTAAAAGATAATGCTTTCTGGGTGCAACTTCTCAATCATGGCATCGTAACCAGAAAGAAACAGTTCTTTCTTTTTCTTTCCATTCATACAACCAACAGAAGATACTGCAACTGTTCCACCCTTTGGCTCCCCATCGAAACACCAATCGTAAGAATCCGGTGTGCTCCATGAGATTGTTGGAATCACACGGCAACCATATTCTTGGAGATATGCACCTATCCAGTGCTTGCGATAATGGTTGTATATCTGGATGACTTTAGGAAAATCGGTGTAGGTGCTAAAATCTGGTGTTAGAATGTACCGGAATTTGCTCAGCTTGTCCACGTACCTGTCTGGGTTTCTCCATAGCGCATCGAATTGGTAATCATCTAAGAAGAAATGAACAGCTTTCTCTTCTGGATTACTGCATTTTCCTCTGGCGTAATTGAATCCGACAAATTCGCAATTGCCCTCGAATAATTCCGATTTTATCCGTGGTATACCGTATTCGCCGACACCAGGGAAGATGCGGCGGTTCAGATTTTCGTAAGCTATACTTGTCTCTCAGTTTGCCATAGATTACTTCTTTCCGCTTCCAAAGAACCATGAATCAAAGTTTTTCATTCTGCGCTTTCTGGCTCTGTCATAAGTGGTGGTAGTACGGCTTGTATCGTGCAAAGCACTTGTATCGCCTTTTTCAGATGCCTTTGAAAATTTGTGCATTTCATCTCTCATGGCTGTACTGGCATTGACTAATTTTCGATGCTCTATAGCAAGCCTTTGATTTTTAAATAACGCCTCTGCGCTTCCAAGCTTTGCGATTTTCCTTTTACTCTCACTTAATCTGTCATTTATATAATTCATTGTCTTTACTGCTTCACTCTTTGTCTTGATTGACTTAAAGTAGCTAGTGTTTTCTGAATTAATGACTTTCTCGAGTTTACTGTCTTTTTTAACAGTTCCGCTCCCTCTTAAAGCGTCGCTTTTCTTTGAAGAATTAAAGTACACCTTCGCAATAAGCTTAGAAACTGGTTTCTCGTTACTTAACCCACTACTTCCGCCACGTCCACCCATAAAATCACTCTTTCTGCACTGTCTGCTTAATAACCTGATTCACTCCGGTTGCCGACAATCCGTTAAACATACCGACTGCAACTGCTGTGATATAATCCGTTGCCGGGAAATCCGGGATAACTCCCATTCCGACTGCTCCGAGAATTCCACCAATAACCGCCATGATTACTGGAATCCATTCGTCAGAGATTCTCTTTGATGCTTTGCAGCCCATTCCTACAATGTAGCAGATCATAACGATTGCTATACATGAGCCTAATGTTGAAATGTCCATATAATCACACTCCTGCATATAATACTGGTATTCCATTATCCGTCCTTACTCCCATCAGAAGTGGTAAAGCTGTCTTTAAGAGCAAGTCGTTCGTTTTTTGTGCATCTCCGGCGACGGCATACACTGCACTCCACTCTTTTGCACTCGCTCCAATCTGCTGAGGTGTTGCGTAAGAGATGGATTCACTGCCGGATGATACAGATGTTACAATGCCTGTTGAGATGTTCCCGACATTTATGTCGGTTACATTTGCCGATGCCTGATTGATTGCATTCTTTTCAGCAAGCTCAATCTGATACATTAATTCAGCCAATGAACAGACTGCCTTTTTGATACGCTTCTGTGAGCGTTCGTTCGTCGGCAGCCCGTCCACCAACCTGTCAAACGTAATTGTGTCCACAAAATCACTGGCTCTTTCCGCCAGCCGTGGAAAGTCAGCTTCTGGCACGACATTGCCGAATGATTCTGTATAGAATTTATAATCTGCATAAGCCATGCCAGTTACCTCCTGCGTTTATGATTTTGCTGTTACGCTTGTACTTCCGGCATTCAGTGCTTTGTATGTTCCATCGCACTCAACCACTGTGATCTTCTGCCCGGTTGTCGCCTTGATATCGGATTTTCCGTCCCATGTAGTCCAGTTTCTGAGATTCTGGCCATAAGTTACAGCTGTTTCAGATACACCAACTTTGTACTTGTACACATTGTTAGCGTTTTCTTTATCTGGGTTTACAGTGATTTTTTGTATCACCAGTTGCTGTTCCTGTCGCAGATGTTACTGTCAGAGTACCAAGTGTTGGTGTCTCATCAATGGTGATTACTGCGATTGCGTCAATGTACTCCGCAAAAAGAGTAAGTCCCATAACTGCGAACGCTTCGGACACTGCGGTGTGGTAGTTGCCCTGAGTGTGGAATCCGATCAGGTTTGTCTCGCCAGAAACGGTGTATACAAGACCTGCTCTTGCGAAGTCAGATTCGTTCGGGTCAACATAGTACAGAACGATGTTCTCAACAGGGGTAGCGATAACCTGTCCTCTCGGAATCTCGCTATCAGATAACAGGAAGATAGTATTAAAGCCCATGAAATCTTTCATGTACTGGAATCCGAACTGGTTCTGAATAGTGATCTCAGCTGCTCCGAGGTATTCATATACGTCAAGAATATTCACAAATCCGACAACGCCAGTCACATTTCTGTGCATCTGCTTGAATTTGTTCTCTACACGGCCTTTGGCCATTGCCAGGGCCATCTGGAATGTAGTTTCTGTGGAAGTAAGTGTACCAGTTTTCAGATAGTCATAGAATCTACCGGTAACATTAGTCTGAAGCTGAAAAAGGAATTCGTCGTCAGTCATCTGAACAGCGTTCTCATAACCGTGGTCCTTGATTGCTTCGATAGATACAGCCTTTGCGTACTTTTCAATACCCATTTCTGCATAAGGTTTTTCTTTTACAGTGAATTTGCTGTAAGGGATTTCTTCACCCTCTTCAACATTTCCATCCTGTAATGTGCCTTCTGCATATTTTGATTTAAGAACCGCTCCGGGTGTCTTTTTGATTGGACGCATGATACCAAGAATCTCACGCAAGTGTTCCCAGTTTTTTTCGAATCTGGTGACGAAGTCAATCTCACGCGCCCTTACCTGAATATCATTTGTCATAATAAGATTAGCTTTTGCTGCCATAAAAAATCCTTTCTACCCATAATTGTTAAGGTATTGGGTTAGCGGCTATACCCTGATGTATAGTCGGTGTAAAAAATCACTGGAATAACTGGATATTCTGAGCGATTGCAGCCTGTCTCTCGGACGGGTCTTTGATCGCTTCGATATCTTTCTTGGTCATGCTTCCCGGCGTCTGCTGCTGCCCAACGTGAGTGGTAAATCTTGCCTGATTCTGCTGAGCCTGCTGCTGAGATTCATCTACAAAAGCGGATGCGTCAGACTGTTTCATCTGTTCGATCAGGTCACTCAGTCCGAGAATTTTACCGTCTTTCAGCTTCAATCCTGCTTCCTTGATGTCCGCCATAACAGACTTCTTAGCCGCTTCACTGGAAAACTTAACATCGTCGAGTGCCGCTTTGAGTGTGTCCGAGAAATCGCGGTCATAGATTTTTGCATTGAATTCTTTTTCTGCATCTGCCGCTTTCTGTTTCCAAGTCTCTAACTCGCTTTTGACATTTGCCGGGTCGATACCGTCAAAACCTTTCAAGGTTTCTTCTGCTGTCTCGGCACGTTCTTTCCATCCATCACGTTCGCCCTCAACTTTTGACAGAGTTTTTGCAACTTCCTTTGCATTCTTATAATTCTCAGAAAGTGCTTTCTTTATATCTGCCTGTTTATCCTCCGGAATTTCGATTCCAAATGATTTTAAAGTGTCAATAAGTTTCTGCATAACATCCTCCTGGTCGTGTTTATTGACCTGCCGCCGCAGGTAAATGGATTAAGCCAGTTAGACCACTGGCAGGGTAATCGGAAAGGCAGGAATCGAACCTACGGCACATAGCTTACAATGCCATTGCTCTACCACTGAGCTACATTCCATGCCGCCTGTAACGGACAGTTAAAAAAAACTGAGTTGAGTTTCACCTTTTTCGCTATAGCGTAAACCCACCTGAGACATAGACCGCCTGTATACAAACAGCTTAACTCTAAGCGGATTAAAGCGGAACGCCCGGAATCGAACCGGAGACCAGAGAGCGACTCTGTCAGTTTTCCACTAGCGTACATTCCACATAACCCGGATTCCCGGGTTAGCAAGGTGTTTAACGTGTCATGCCTGCCACGAGTTGTTTCGGATATTTATTTCTTTTTTAAAAGAAAAGTATGAATAACAAAAACCTTAATCAAGGAGGTGAGCCATCTTGCGTGCCAGATGGCAAATACGCACGACAGGATTCGAACCTGTTCAACTTTCCGTTAAAGCGTGCGTACCAGCTACTAAATTAAAGGAAGGAGGATTAAAACGAAAATGTCAAAAACAACCGTTTTACTTGTGCTTCCTGCTGCACAATTACATTATAACAGATTTCTTTTAACTACCTCTCTACCACTTTTGTGTTTTTAGAGCATATCACGGAGTTTTTCTACGTATCTCTTGACAAGATCACGTTCTTCCCGGCACTCTGCATCCTTGGACATATCACTCATTTCTGTTGTAAGTTCGTCCAGATGTTCTTCCAATGCGGCGAGCATCTTTCTTTTGCAGTCTTCAGACTTGCCGGAACGATAGCTCTGTTTCTGTGTCATATAGTCGTCATAAGCATCTCGTCCGTCAGAGCGGCTGTAATGTCCTCTAACATAATGCTCACCACGTCTGGCATAAGAACTGCCTCGGTCATAATCCGGCATCATTCTGCCGTCATTTGCGCTGTATCTCCCCATGCTGTCGCGCTTTCTTCCGCGTTCGCTGTAATCGTCATTGTATCCGCCACGCATCTCGTCAAGGACAGTGTTGTAATACTCTACTTTCTTATCCCAGTACTGCGTATTCTTGATATCTTTATACATATCAATCAGTTTGTATGTCATTTCCAGATTTCCAGTAGTCAGTCCATTATCAGCGATTTTGGACAGCTCGTCTTCGATTCTTGCACATAAATCCTTAATGTCTCTCATAATCACACCTCCTACGCTTCTCTGGTTACGACAATGTTTGCGTTCGCAACAGAAATTGCCTGATCGCTTGTGTTCTCTACCGCGATATTAACGCAACATCCGCGAGGTACATCAATATAGATACCAGAGGACACATTATTGTACTGGCCTACTGCTGCCGGTGTGGAGATCATCTGCGAAGATAATACCGGCTCACCAGAGATTGCAATAGCCAGAGAAATAGCTTCAACAGTACCGCCTGTTGGAATTGCGATATTGCCAGAAAAATCCACAAAGAATCTCGCTTTGCACTGGTTAGTAAGTCCTCTCAGCGTAATAATTCCACTTCCCTCTCTGTGCTGAATGCAGTTAGAACCTTTAACTGCTGTGTTTGAAAACACTACGTTTCCATTTGCTGCTACCGTCTGAGCAGCTACATTTGTAAATTCTGCCATAATTTTTACCCCTTTCATATCACAAAAGGACAGGTCTCAGCCTGCCCCTCTGTGTAATACGGCATAAGCCGACATTCGAATCAATCGAAAGATACTCTCGATATGAAGTTATCAGCAATTACATCCGGTGTTGCATCCGCATCCGTAATATGTGTTCGGGTTAGGAACCTGATATGCCGGAATCGGTGCTGGATTAATCGCATTAATGAGCTGCTGTGTCTGAGAAGCCATTGCGGTTGTGAGTAACGCACTCTGGCGATCCTGAGAAGCAGCACGTCTGAGGTCATTGTTTTCAGCCTGCAAGTTAGAAATCTTTTCATTGCAAAGGTAGTCAAGAATGGCTCTTGTTCCTGCGTTCTGGCTGTCGATAATATCTCTTGTGTTGCTGTTCATAGTGTTCTGCAGTGCACAGGTGTTCTGTGCCATATTGTAATTTACACCCTGGATAGCTTCCCTGGTTTCGCAACAGCAGTTCGCAAGCTGTGCCTGTAAAGCATTGGTGTTCTGCATGTTTGCTACAGTATCGGCATTGATTGCTTGCTGGATTCCGAAACCAGTCTGCATGATGTTTGTGTTGATTCCGTTAAAACCGGTAAGCATACCATTATTCATGGCATAAAAGCCATCGCACAGGCCGCTGTTGATTCCGTCAAGCTTGCTGATTACTGCGGAGTTATCGAATCCTCTCTGGATATCTGCCTGAGTAGCTGCTGTGGCTGCATATCCACCACCGTTGCCATTATTGCCCCAGCCGTTGTTTCCCCATCCGAAGAAAGCAAAAATGAATAAAACAATAATCCACCAGCTACCATCTCCACCAAACATGCCGTCATTATTTCTACCGTTTCCAGTAGCAGCGGCAATATCTGATAAGCTGTAATTTCCGTCCATAGTTATAGTCTCCTTTATTGTGTATTTACATCAATCTGGCCAGATTGTAATGTACTATTTCATATTCTTCAGCAGATTTTGAAACTGTCCTGCCATCTGCTGAACTTGATTAAGTTGCTGCTGGGAAATCCGTCCAGACTGTAGCATTTTCTCAACTTCTGCTTTCGGGTTTCCCTTAAAATTCTGTTTAAACTGCATAAACTGCTGTATCATCTGCATTGGCCCGTTTCCCTGTGGCATCCCGCCACCAAGCGCGTTAAATAATGGATTACTCATCTGCGTTTCCTCCCTTGACTGCTGATTCCTGCGCGGTATTAGCTCTAACAGGTTCAGAAAAAGAATTTAATCGGTTTATAATAGCTTCGTATTTGCCCTTTAAATCGTCATATTCCTGTCTGGTGACATATTTACTGTCCATGTTCTGAACAGGCTGTTTAGGTGGCATCTGAGTGCCTACCTCGTGATATTCAAACGTTCGTAATGGCTGTGGCATACCGGAAACGTCTGTGGATTTTATGTAGAACTTTTCGCTCTCACTGTCCATCAGTAAAACACTTGTTCCGGGTGCTACCAGATAGGATTTTGCGCCGACTTCGCCAGACACCCACAGGATACCATTGTTATTCTGTTGGGGTTGCTGTACTGGTTGAGCTGGCATCTGTACAGGCTGTTGCTGGAACTGATTCATCTGTCCCGGAACGCCAAAACTATATTGATAAGGATTGTTATATAATGCCATCTCGTACACCTCCTATGACTTATTCTATGACTTTCTATGACTATTTTTACATAAAAAAAGAGCCTTAGACAGTTCGTCTAAGACCCATATAAGTATCTGAAAAGTATCAGCATACTTTAATTATTTTATTGTTCACCCTCCGGCTTAATCGTTTTGCCGTGGATATGCTCACGTTCATTTCCTCAGCGCAGTACTCAAGAGTGTGTTCCTTACATCTCAGCCGGAACAGCCTTTCTTCGTCCGGTGTAAAATTACACTCTGTCAAAAATCTGTCTATATCTTTCTTTGTGAACACATATAATTTCATGAGCATACCCCTTACTAATGCAATTAACGTTGATTCTGCGCAAGATACTCCGTGAGCTTCTGCTTTGTTTTTTTTAATTCTTCAACATTGTTTCCGCTGATCTGACTATCCAACATGGTTGATAACACTTCCAGAATTAATGAATCACGTTCTGCGATTCTCCGAAGACTTTCATAATCTCGTTTGTCATGTTCTTCCAGTGTCTCTACCCGCTTATTAAGTCGGAATGCTGGGGTAATCCATTTAAAGATTACAGCTGCCGCCCCTCCGACAATAGACACCCCTCCACAGATTGAGAGAAAAATCTGTACAAATTCTGATATGCTCATTTATTCTCCTTTTCCCAGTAATATACTGGAATCTCGTTGCCACTATCCCATGTATCGTAGAATTTACTATCCTGTACCGTCACCACATGACCATCTATACAGAGAATGTATGTGCCGGTCGGATGATCTGTGCAAAAGTCATTGACTGTATAGATATATCGCTCTGACTGTTCAATCAGTTTACGCCTGTATCCATGCTTATAAAGATACGCTCCCCAGACGTAATTAGCTGATGGCATATCTGATAGAGAGCACGCTTGTACCATTAGCCCGGCGAATACCGTTTCCCAGTCAAAACCGGTTGCCTTGCATATTGCCCGGACGGCACAATCTCCGACTCGATTACCGGCAGGGTTCGGATTATAATATTCCCATCTGTCCATCAGTCAATCCCCTTTGCTGTTTTATATCTCTTCGCCGCTCCTCTGGCTTTTGCGGCATTCTGACGATTCCACTTAGCGATCATGAGCCGGTCTTGCAGTTCCCTTAGGTCGTTCTGCTTGCAGTAATCTTTGTATGCAGCATTTTGTTTCTGTAAAAGATAAGACTTCCGGTCAAGGTCTTGTTGGAGTGCAAATCTTGCCTGTTCATCCTTGCAATTATCAACCGCCGCTTGCATTCCGAGAACTTCACGCTTCGTCTTGCGGATTCTCCGTTCATAAGTACGCTGTCGCTGTTCCTTTTCGTACTGTTTGCCTTTGTTAGTTTTATCCTGTGCTGATAGTTCTGCGTAGGGATTAAATTCTCCATCACTGGCTCCGAAGCTATGCCGGCAGTTGACCCCTGACAGTCCACTTGCCGTTCCATATCCAGTCAATGAGAATGGCGGAAATTTCTTACTCTTGCCAGAACGAGAGTATATCTTGCCTTGCCAAAACGAGTGATTTCCCGGATTCTCGCCGCCGTCACCCGTCCTCGCTCCTATGTGCGCACTGACCAGAACTAAATCCCAGTCCATTTCTTCCATACGCTTTAGAGATATATCCCCCGTAGCTTGTGCCACGCCAGTTCTAACAGAACGTGCAACTGCGGTTTCGATGGTGTCTTTTCTGCCAGATGGATATGTGACAGTGACGCCATCTGATACAACGTTATTAACTGCCTCTTTGATGGCTTGCGTATACCCGACCGCCCCTGTCATCACATGGTTATATGCAAGGTCGCATTGTTCGATATAGAGTCTCTGGGCGGCACTTGCGGTTGTTCTCGTGAAGTTCTTCCACTCGCCCATAGTCGCAAGCATATTCCGCTCCATGAGCCTTATCATAGATGGGGATTGCTCAAGCGGCACAGGGCTTAATCCTGCTGCCTTATAGACTTTATCGTCATAGTTCATTGCAGTGATTCCGGCATCTTCAAACGCTTCAAGAAGCTCCTGCTGTTCACGTTTGGTATATCTGGATAATTCTGCCAGAATGTCTTCTAGTAGTTCACCTGATTCCTGTAGCGTTCTGATTCTCCACGCATCGGCATTGGTCAGAATATAATCCTCACCTCTGCCAATTCTTGTCATCATTCTCGACACAATCTCAGAGATGATATACTGATGCAGTTCTTCTGCAATCTGTTCACTGCCCTCTGTTATCCGGCGTAAATATTCTGGGCTTAACATAATTACTCATCTCCAAACAGTTTCGGTTCGTCTGGCTGGGCTTCTTTGACCATTGCTTTCGCTTCATCCTCTGTCATTCCTTCGAATTTCACGAAGTACATCCAAGCCGGTACTTTTCCAGTTGTCACATACTGCCACCATCTAGCACGGTCGTTTTCACGCACATACAGAATATCGCCAAAGTCGTAATTGACTTCATAAGCCCCAACCGGTGCAAGCCCGTACAGGTCAGCGTAGACGTTCAATGCGTAAATAACTTCATCTAGGCAAGACTCTAACTTATCCCTCACGTCTTTGATGAATTGGACTGTCCTCTGCTGTTCCGCTTCTACTCCTGTAGCTGTCTGAATGCCGCTAGATTCGTTGAAAACAAAATATCCATTAGAGAATCCAATCTTGTACCCCAACTGGCTTAAAAGGGCATTTATGCCGCTTATACGTGTATCTGTGTTAAGTTGTGGATTGATTTCTTGATAAAACTCTTTCTCGTCCTGTCCGAATACATTCTTAACAAAGTGCGGTAAGTTCATCTCATTCCGTCTGTTCTCCATGCCCTGTGGTGACATAGCTGCTACAGGTGTACCACTTGGCATCAGCAGTCTATCATCTGCCAGAACGATCTTCTGTGAATCAAAAATCTCTCCGGCATTACGACTGTATGCAATGTCGAGATCTTTTAGTTCTTCGATAGCTTCGGCAAATATCGGAAGTCCAAGTGGCGTACTGATATCCACATTGTTCGCCTGCGGCGTCCGCAGCACTCCATACAGAGGTCCGTCCAACTTCTCCCCGTTTGCTTTAAGAATCGGCGGTGTATCTGCCATGAGGTCCGCCCATTTGGTCTGTTTAAGGTCAATCTTGTCACCGATTGACTGAGGGGATTTTGATACATAGGCTCTGTTAGAAACGTAGTACGGATAGGTTGTCACACCATCTATTGTAGTCTCAATAAACCTGTGATATTCAAGCCGTGTATAGTATTTCCTTCCGACAGTATAAGAATCCTTAAATATAATCCCCTTTATTTCCTGATTGTCGTAATCTACAATCATCACATCTGCCGGCGTAAATATGTCAAGGCTCTCACCGTTTGGCTTAATAAACACCGTTCCATAAGCACAGCCATATTCTACCCAGTGACGAATCTGGAAATATACCTTGTCAATCTGCTCCTGTAACCATGTAGCCCTTGTGGAACCGTCTATCTGAATGCCGATCGCCAGTGTTGCGAGCCGGGCTGTCTCTGAGCAGACGGATTTTGCGAAATTAATCGTTTTGATATTATTCTTATCATCTAACCATTCCGGCACACCCCTGTAGATGTTCGCACATCGGTTAATCAGTGATTCCATCTCCGGGAATTCTGCTGCCTGGATATTAAAATCCTCTTCGGCTTGTTTTTTAAATATCATGTTAAACCACCTTTTTAGTGTTGTTATAAGTCCCATTTAATCTACCTTTTAAAATCCATCCATCTTACAGAAGTATCTCGCACAATAATGTCTTCATATTCTACAACTTTTAAGATTTCGTTAATGTCAGATCCATATATTTTTAAACCGATGCTTAAGAATTTATTTATTTTATCTGTGAAGTACCTATTTAACATTTTATGCACTGTGCCCCCTTCTCATGGACAATGGACTGGTTGCGTATCTGAGAGAATCTATCCAGTGATCGTTGCCATCTGGATAATCTGCAATCACTTCTCCATTGCTATCTACTTCATGCTCATAATTGATAATTTCCTTGTATGCTCTAGGTGTTCGTGTCGGATCAATAACTAATGTTCGGCACTGTAACCACTCAAAAGTATATTTGCGGCTTCCCGGTGTAACAATGGCCCTACGCGCTGGAAGCCCTGCATCTCGGAAGTCAATAATGCTTTCTTCTTCATCAACTCCGCAAGATATTGAATAATCATCATATCCCTTTTGTTTTATCTGGCCAGCCATTACTGTATTTCGGATTTTGCAACCGCCAAGCTCATCTAGTAGGATAACTTTGTCCTGATTAGGCACATAAGCCACACGAATAAATGCTTTCGGATCTGGATACCACCCCCAGTCCTGTCCCTGGTAGATACTTTGAAAGCTCTGAATCTCTTCATCTGTAATTTCTCGAATTTCTAACAGTTCGAAAATATTTGTGCCAAGTCCAACAGGAAGGCCAAGATATTCATGGTCGTAAGCTCTCTGATTTGTCTTTCTCAAATGCTCCGCATCATCAAGGAATTGTTGACCAAGCCATTCAACAGGAACTGATCTGTAATCGCTCTTATGCCTGTAGCTGTCGTCTCGTGGCTCTTCTACATACACATTCGCCCAGTTGCTCCGGCTAATTGGCGGATTGAATGTCTTAAATACAACAAACTTACTGCCACCTCGAAGAACTGACTGTTGCACTGTACGAATTTCTTCAATGCCCGAAAATTCGTCAAGTTCCTCGAACCAGAGATACTTGAAATATCCCTTGCTTGCTTTAATAGATTTAGTCTTTTTTGCCTTGTCCAGTCCTCTGAATATGATTTTCTGTCCAGTAGGCTTATAAATGTACTGCATAGGGCTTACGCTGGTATCCCATAGTTCATTGACTCCGAGCGCGTCAATTCCCCATGCTATCTGTTCATAAACGGATTCTCGAAGCGTATTTCCAACTTTCCGGAATATGACTGCATTAGTTATTGATCCATTAATAGCATCTTGCATCATCTGTAAAGGAATCATCGCTCCAACAAATGAGGATTTCGTTGAACCTCGCCCACCATACAAATCATAATAGGTGTGTTTTCCGTCCAAAATGTCCCAGAACACATTGTAAAAGGCAGGAGCTATAATTTCATTCAGATTAATCGGATTCTCATTCATTCTGTTTCTCCGGCCTTGGAATATTATTTACAATCGTAATCTTTCTATCTCCAGAATTATCATTTTTCTTGTCAGCATCCCATCCCTTAAAATTATTTCTCAAGCTGAACTGAGCACCATTTGAACCGTCACGATCAAATAGCCTTTCCTCTGCGTACTGTTCCACTCTGGCTTTCGCGCGCGTAATCGTGTCAACAAACTCTGGTTTTGCTTGATAGTTTAAAAGAGCCTGTCTGCTTGTAAATCCAAGGGCCAGAGCAAGTCCTGTAACGGTCGGAGGATGAACGTCTACAAAAACGGGAGACCCAAATTTATTAAACATTTGTTTGCCTTTGCTATCAGTTAAAGGATATCCTTTACAATCCTTAAAATATTTTTCAATTTTTTTTTCAATTTCATCCACCGTTTTATACATGGGCGGTTTTCCCATTGGTATTCCCACATTCTCACCTCCAGACATAAAAACGCCCTAGCATAGTTATAGATATATACTATAATACCACACTAGGGGTTATGTACCTCTACACCACTTTTAGTTTTTATCAATTTTATAATCTTCCGGTCAATTTTGCCAAGTGATAATATTCTGCCATAGTTCTGCGCTTATATCCGTAGAAATCATTTTCAGATACTGGAATATCTCGGAATCGTTCCATAGTCCGGTATCCTATGCAGTTCACTATGCTGTCATAGATTTGTGATTCTATGCCTGGCGCATATTTGATTGACACTTGCAGAAGATTGTACTTGTCATTCTCATCAAGATGTCTGAAATGACTTTGAAGCGCCGATATATCATCCGGCGGCACTCCATAATCAGTTAGTGTAGCTTTTCTAAGATTCATTTATTTCACCTTCTTCATTCAAACTCCAGTCGCATGGCATGCCTCGAAAACATTCTGGACAGTGTTCGTAGAATCCGCAGCCTTTGCAATCCGCTGGCTGTCCAGTACAATATTGCTGTAGTACGTGGTATGCTGATATAGCAAGGTTTGGCGTTATGTCTGGTGTAGGTTTGCTATTCATTTCTTCATCTCCTCCAACTTCTTCTCAGCATCTTCGCGGGTGAGGAATATAGATTCTCCAAAATCACATTCTCTAAAGTATGCCGCAATAAAACTATTCGTTACTTTTGCATAAATTCTGAATTGTTCTCCAGACGCATAATAAGATACGCTTGATAAAAAAGATTCATATACTTCATATTCCGCATCTCCATCATATTCATCATAACCAAACACATTAATTGGCGATGTTACCACCCAAACCGTGTCTCCAACCTTACACGGTAATCTCACAAGCAAGCCCTGTTCTTCTAAGTCTTCATAAGTGGCGAGTTTTTTAATCATATTCTCTACTGTTTTGCAATTTCCTGCACCCTGTGAGCAGCTATCGCAATATTCACCACACTCAAACTCTCGTTTTTCGTTATATGTGATACTATCATCTTCCCGTTTTGTTAATCTCTCCATCTCTTTCACCTCTTATCGCTTGTTTTTTATCGCTCGTTTTCATCGCTTGTTTCTGTAATTTCTCTCAAACAGGCATTCCAACCAATCTTGAAAAGTGGCTCGAAATCTCCAAGTTTCCGGTCTTTCTCGTTATCGAATTTCTTTGGCAGTGGTTTCAATGGACACCATTCAGGTCTTGATTTACTTTCGCAATCATAATGTTCTTCTGTCATCAGAATTTCATTACAGCCTAAGCATTCAGCTAATTCACACAAACCCTCATATTCAAGTTCGCCGCAGTATGCAGTTCCGAACGGGCAATCATAGCAATTTTCTGGTGCGTCTATCACTAATACTGATTTACTCATACGCTTCACTTCCTCTCAGCATCAGACTTAAAGTATTGTACCCCGGGCAAGTCCTGACCCCATTTCTGGTATCTCTTAACAGGACGCAGTACGGATATAATGCCATGACCTCATAGACGTGTTCTGTGACGTCCTCACCGCGCTGGTCGATGTATTTGAAACATTTACCCGGTCTAAGAAAATATCTTGCACATACATACGCTTTTGTTCCGAATCTTACACTTGCACTACTCATTTGTTTCCTCCTGTAATAATTCTTTATTTTCGAAAATGTTGCCAACTGGCATAGCGTATACCATGTCAATCCAATACCCTAAATCCTTTCTAAGGCATTTGTCGTCCGTCCAGTCTACATAGAATCCGATATGTTCTGCTTTTTGAGAATCAAAACAATTTTGATAACATCCATATTTGATTGGAGCATAGATTTCTCGGAAATGATATTTGATAATGTCATTTTCCCAAATTTTCTTCCCATTCTTGTCGCAAAGTCCTGTGAACTGGCAGAGGGTTTCTGAATCAATTTCAATCTGTACTATCTGATTTGGGAGTCCCCAATCAGTCATTCTCTCTTGCAAAATATAGTGATGTTCTGATACTGGTTTTCGTTCATAGTCCTCTTTAAAACAATAGGTTGTTTCAGACATTTTGTAATAATATCCCTCAACCCATTTGCCATTATCTTTCCGTTTTGCCTTAAAAAGAATTTCTCTCATACGTTCTGTCCCTCCTGCGGCTCACACCGCTCAAATTCAATCACCCAGACCCACGGGTTCGCATTCCATCCGTAACTGTCAAGATCAGATTTCTTGATGGTGGAATCCCATACATCGGGAAAACCAAGTGCTGTTGATGTATAATCGAAACATCCCTCTGCTTCTGCATCATCGTCCGCCATATCCTGTAACCGCTCCACTCTCACATTCGTAACCTTCAGCCAGATTCTCGCCGCTTCTTTTGGCATATGAATTGATGGCTTCCAATGCAACCCTTTTGGCATCCATAAATTATCGTCTGCCTTATACCAAAAAGTGCGAGCTGCTGCTTGAATAAATGTTTCCCGGACATACAGGAGGTCACCCGGCTGATACTGCGGCTTTGCGTATTGAATAGAACCACCGTATTCATTAATACCAAATCCAAAGCATCCTACCTCTTTCTTTTCTGTACTGTCGGTAACAAAACCGAGCGGGTATGTATGCTTTTCATCTGGTTGGGGTTTTACCATCCGCCGAGTACAGCTCTTTCTCCCGTCCATGATTGCCCGAACCATCTCAGTATTGAATAAAATAGGTTTAATTGCCATCTACTCCACCGCCTTTCACGATTTCGATTGTCTTTTCTAAAGCAAGTTTATCTGCTTTGCCTCCATATGAGCAAGTACTAAGATATCTGCAATATCCGCATTCTGGCCCTAAACAAGCTGTGTATTCCTTATCTTTTATATCTTTGATTTGTCTTACAACTTCATCTACATCAAAAACTGTTGGTTGTCTATTAATACAGTCAATAAACTCTTTTTGGTCGGAACTAATACTATTTCCAATTTCCCAGATTTTAATATATTCAATTAAATCGTCTGCATCAATCAGTCTGCTCATCTCTCATCCTCCCACACTCCCAACAGCCTCATTCTCTCATACAGTACAGCGACGGTCTTGCGCCTGTAGCCGTAAAAGTCTTTCGAGTTCATCGGGATATATCTTTCTATGCTGATTTTTCTGTAACTTTTCCGGTGTAGGATATTCTCAATTACCATATCCGCTATCACCGTGTTTTTCGGGCAAGCTGACAAGGTAGCACTGGAAAGCAGGTATCCGTACTCTGCCGGGAAGTCTTTCAGCATCGTATTCAGTTTTTCAATGTCCTCTGCCGGAATGCCGTAATCTTTCAGCTTTTTGTTCCTTGTCAGCATACCGTTCTCCTTTCTAATCGTCTGGGTGGTGTTTATCGTACATGATCGCTACACATACAAGGCCAGCCACTCCGAATATGATTCCAAGTGTAAGTCCTAATAGGAATGTAATCATGACTCATCCTCCTCAACATAATCTTCGCAATCTTCTGCATATTCGTAGCTATCCATCATATCACACCGGTTATCGCAACCGTCTTGTTTCTCACAGCAGATACAACATTGCGTTTCACCGTCTGGACAGGTTAATTTACATTTTCCCATTAATCCAATCACCCTCCTTTTCAAAATACTTATATCTGCTACTGATTTTTACTGGCTTTGTTGTGTCTACTCCATATTTCACTTCGAGCATAAGACGATATTTTCCGAATGACTTCACGGGCACTTTGAATCTTGTGAATGTCTTGCCATCTTTCTTAAAAAGTGACATATCCATGTTTAGTCCTCCTTACATGGTTCTGGATAGTCCATCCATGCAACTACTGTTCCGCCTAAAACTTTTTTATCCGTTTTCCAAATTCCATCAGTAGTATGTGCCTGCTCTACCAATACTGTCCCGTCATCGAACACAACGGTAGCAATCACGTATTTAGATGTTTTCTCGAACATTCCTCTTTTCCAGTTGTCCGTTCCTTTGAATTTCGCAAATATAGAATCATGTTCTTCTGGTAATTTCTCGCTGACTGGAATCCAACCATTTTCTTTCTCGTCCTGTTCCAGATCGTCTTGAAGCTGCTCAATCATATCTTGAATAACTTTGACATACACCCCAGCGTATTTATAGCAGTCCGAATATTTATCCGAGTATTGCTTTAATCTGTCTTTGATATGGCTCATGCTTCCACCTCACTATCCTCTGGTATCTGATAATCAATATGTCCATTTACATAGGCTTCCTGAATCATGTCCAGTACCTTGATAGCTTTTTTCTTTGTGGAATATTCTCCGAGTAAATAACTGCATCCAGTGATATATGATGTTACAACTGTTTTTGTAGTCCCTTCTGCAATTTCGATACCAGCTGATACATTAAAATTAACTAATATCTCTTTATTCTGACTTCTGATTAACATTTTGCGTCCTCCTTGTTTACTCTTTTATTCCATGCTTCAACGAATTCTTTGTAATCCCATGTGCCCGGACAAAAATCTAATCCGCATTCGCAGTGAATACTTATCGGATGACCTCCACTGTCAGGGTCGTAAAAAGATGGCTTCCAATCTCTTTCTGGAATATACATATCTTTGTCTGTATCTATCTCTTTTCCACAAAACGGACAAGGTTTTAATTTTTCCATTGTCATCCTCACTTTCCCCATGTGAGTAACTGAAATGCTATTGTGCAGTCCTCCATGATTAATTTATCCAAATGCTACCTGTCCGTTATTCTCCGGGATTCTTTAATACAATCCCTAACTCTTCTTTAATAGCGTCTACATAATCAATCCATTCTGCCAGACCGTCATTGATATAATCAGCAGCCCGGTCAAGGCCATTTCTAAATCTCTGACAGCGTTTCTCGCCAAAACCGAAATCATCATGCAGAACGGCGATTGACAATATTACAAATGAATCCGCTATAACCTCTTTTATCTTTTCTGATGCTTTATCAAGGTCTTTTACTGCCAGAGAGGTATGTATCCCGGTCGCACCCCGGAACTTGCATTCCTGTTCGAGGGCTTCAATCCCGCCCTGCCGAACAATTCGTCTGGCGAGATCAAGGCCGTCTTCCCTGCCCCGTTCATATTCACGCATTTTATTCATTGTGTTAGACCTCCGCTCTTTTTTAGTTTTCCCATCCAACAGCTCTCCTTATCTTCTGAGTCAGAATGTCAAACTGTAAGAATAATTCCCTGTCCTTACATTTCCTTGCTTTTATGTCACAGTCATAATCATTTATTTGATATTTTCCTTCTAACAGATCGCCATTATCCAGATATCTTTGAAAGACTCCCTTAGAAATCCCGAACCGTTCCAAAATCTCTATTCTGCTCATACTGTCGACGAATGTACCATCTGCTGCAACAATGTCATAAAGTTTCATTTTATCTCCTTGCTTGTCTTTCTTATTCCGTACCCAACCGGAGTATATGCCCTGTCAGTGCTAAGATGGTTCGTCTTGAGCAAACCATCATCAACTAGATTATTGATATGCTTCCAGACCGTAGCTCTCCCGGCATCCACCCTTTCAGAAATCTCTGTAATCGACGGTGCATATCCAACCAGTTTAATATAACTGACGATATACATATATATTTCTTTTCTGAGAGCCTGTCCCTGCTTGCATCTATTCTTCGTGTTGTACGGCATTTTGATTCTCCTTTTCCAATTCTTTTGCCTTATTAAACATCTTAGAAAGATAATCCGAATAAGCAACAAGCATGTGATCTACAAATCCATTTTTGCTATATTTTTCAGACACAACATGGATCTGTTCAACTACCTGCTGCCAGTATTCATCCTTTGCCTCAATTCCGGCAGTCTGGAGGACCAGTGCCGGAAAATCAATCTGTAAAAACTTTATGGTGTTCGGTATCTGCTCGTGCGTCACTCTCATACTTATACACCTTCTTCTACCTCAAAACTCTGTTCAAGAAGTCGCTCGTTATCCTTGTTAAACGCCTTTATATAGCTCTGTTTTATCGGTCTGATAAAATGTATGCCGTTAGCTGATTTAGCCCGGGAAACAGCCACATAGAACTGTCCAGGATCCCAACAGCAAGGGTCAATGTTGATTTTTTCAAATGTCTGTCCCTGTGATTTATGAATACTGATTGCCCAGGCAAGTTTTACCGGGAACTGAGAGAAAGAGCCTACTTTCTTGCGGACAATCTTCTCTTTTACGATTTTCTGACCGTCTTTTTTCTGTTCAGATTCTTCAATAACCTGTTTCTCAATGTCTTTACTGTATCTGTATAAGCTAACTGTTTTGCCCTTATCAGTCTTGATAACCAGATAAGATTCTTCAAATTCTCCGTTTTCCACAATTTTCTGAATGATGCCAATCGTTCCATTAACGTAGTTTCCAGACAGATCATTGACTGTAATCATCACTTTTGCACCGATGTTAAGAATTAAGTCCTCTTTGGCAAATGCAATGTTCTTAATATCGGCAGATGTTAGTTCGCCGTCAACTGCTGCATGAAACACTTTTTCGGTCTTTTTATCCAACTTGCCAAGGAAAGTATTGTTAATTCTGTCAGCTTCTGCATTAGTGCCAACCAAGAACGGTGCTTCCGGTATAACCTTGTCTGATTCGTTGTTCTCCAGATATGCAATGGATTTTCTAATATTGTTGCCATATTTAATATCATTCAGCACATACTTAAATCCCTCATCATTCTGCCTGCATACTTCATCAAGCTTAATATATTCGAATGACATATCTTTCCAATATTCAGACATGAAGGCATATCCGTGTTCGTACTTTCCGCCCTTTCCATAATCAGATCCATACATCCGGCAGAGAATTTTGCGGTCATCTGTCGTGATAACTGGGGGAAGCTGGTAGAAATCGCCTATCACGATTAACTGAATGTCTTCTTTGTCCTCTCCGATTAGAAGTCTGTCAACTGCTCTCTCTTCATTCTCCGTGATGATCGTCTTTGCAATCATATTGAACAAATCGAACCGGCACATGCTGATTTCATCAATGATAAGAACATCTGCTTCTTTCAGAAGTTCAGCTCTGGATTTCACCTTTTTCTTATAGTCCTCAAATTTAATTGAAATATTCAATGCCCGGTGTACGGTAGTTGCCCCATATCCGATATTATCCGCTGCAATTCCAGTAGTGGCGGATACCAGAACATTTTTACCAGCTTTTTCCGCCTCATCGATGAACGTTTGAATAACCGTTGTCTTGCCTGTTCCTGCGTCACCTGTCAGAAAAACATTGCTGCCAGACAGCATCGTATCTAATGCATATCTCTGCTTTTTATTGAGATCGTCTTTTTTCATTTTGTAACCACTCCTTGTAATAATTATGTCAACTAAATATTTTTGTAATATTCAATTAATTTTGCTATAATAAATCTAATTGTATATGCTTTTTAATTTTGTAACCAACGTGTAACCGACTTTTTCGACCTATTGGTTACGCCAAAAACCCTTATTTTATGCGGGTTTCAGAGGTATGTAACCGTGTAACCAATGTAACCAAGGTTTTCATATAGGAGAATCACTAGAGTATATGTTTTTTATACACTCTCAAACTTTCTCCTATAGGACGTTTTTTTTCGTGTTACAACGGTTACATGGTTACAAATTACGAAAACGGAACATTTGTTTCGGCATTAGTTGGCAGAAAGCCAGTTTCAATAACCTCATTTTCTTGCTCATTTTCGAGGCTTTTTATGTTGACAACCTTTACTGCAATAAGCCTCATCACGCTTTCCCCGTCTCTTTTTAGTACCGTATCCCTCTTTCCTGTATGCTTAATCAATTCTCGATTAATTGCCCAGGCAGAAAAGGCTTTTCTGGAGAATCCATTATTTTTCAAAAGGTTTTCAAGAGGTTTCGGATAAAAATATACATATACATCTCCATACTCATCTGGCATTTCCTTGAATCCCCATTGATCGCAACTGAATTGAGCATCAAAGTGCTGCCCGTACACGGAAAGACTTTCAAGAATGAATTCATAACACCTCTGTCCCTCAGATACGTCTTTTTTACGTGTAGGTATGTCCACAACGTCCTCGACCGTCAGCTCACGTCCATCCTTAAATATGAAATCTGTAGCTAATTTGTCAGCCAGCAGAAGTGTAGATATAGCCATGACCTGTTTTGCTGGAAAGTCATATCCGTCAAAACCTTTCTCAATTTCGGCTTTCATTTCTTTCAGATCGTCCGATGTGAACTGTTTCAAATTTCCAACAAATACTCTTCCAGCAAAGCCGTAGTTCTTCGTGACAACGCTGTTGATCTCTGCCGGATTCTCGTAAATATCCTCGCAACACTCAATCTCAATAATTCTGTTGATAGCTCCGCCGGAGTCTGCAAATTCCGAAATAGGATTCTCACCGTTGCAAATAGTCACATTACTCCATGTATTTTCCTTAGCTGCTCCGAGGTCCTTATTTGACCTTCCTTTCCCTTTGCCGGAACAGAGATTATAGATCAATGTTTCGTAGTTGTCCCGAATATACTGAGAAGCGTTCTTCGAGTCATCGAGGATCATTGGAAAATTATTAAGCATATCTGCTCTAGTCTCTAATGATGTATCTGTTGATCGAAAGTTTCCAACGTAAGCTCCCGGCGCAGGATTTCCCCAAACTGATGCCGCTATATTGATCGTTACTGTCTTTCCACCACCTGTCTGTCCGTAGAAATCTACGATGAACGGTAATACATCAAGCGGCTGTACAAGCACACTTGCAAAAGATGCCGCCAGTGCTATTCGTGGCTCTAATCGTCCGCACGACCGCAGCTGTTTAGCCAGAGTCACCCACTTGAAGTAATCTCCACTTTCCTGTATACTCTGGAATAGTGTTTTAAAGCGGTATTCACCGTCAAAAACGATCGAAAGGTCGTAAGGTACAAACACATTGCCATGCCATCCTAACTTGCTTGTAGAGTGCTGTATGTCGATCATATCGGCATTGTACATTTCAACATCTACCAGATACTTTACAAGGAGCCTTGCGTTCTCTGAATTAACCTGTACGCCGAACCTTGCAAGATTAGTTATCGCTCTAGAGGTCACAATGTCAATTTTTGGAACAGTTATTTCCGTCCAATATCCATCCCTTTTAAAAGCCACTGTGATCTGTTCTTCACCTGTTTCAATGTTTTTCAGTCGGCGTATCGGCATGATCGGGTGGTGACATACAAGTTCTCTCGCCTTAGATGTTTCAGAAGAAAATATTCCATTCTCTGTAGCTATCCAGCTGCCACAAGCCATATTAGGATATTCCTTATCAACAGAATCAGGATAAAATTTTGTGATGTTTTCAACTAACTGCATAGAACGATTTACTTTTTCTTCTTTTTCCTTTTCCTGTTCTGCTTTCTGGAATTCCTTTATGAACTCTTCTGCTATATGCTTCGCTTTCACACTTTTTGCCCGGTCCATCAGCTTAAACTTGATTTCTGAGCGGTCAATTTTACTTTTTACTGAAAAAAGCTCTTCATACAACTGCTTTTCCATAAAGTCTTGTGCCTGTAAGTTTTCAATATTTTCAAGAATTTTTCTCACCTCCTGACTTAGCTGATAACATTTCGTATCTGCTTTTTTCTTTCTCAAGATTAAACTGGCACATATACCACTCTTCTGAATCAGGAGGGAACGTTTTTAGTGCTGTTTCGTACATAAGTATGTCCTTTTCTACCTGCTCAATCTCATTAGGATCCTGAACAGGGTTGTGTTTTTTTGATTTAATATCTCGCATTTCATGTCTGATCTGGTTGCGGCTTTTACCTTTTTTTGATATATAAGTGCCACCCAGCTCAATAAACGCCGTACTAAAAGGGACGGATTCGTATTGCATCACAAAATCAAACACATCACCGCCAGTTCCACAGCCGAAACAGTAAAAGGAATCATCGTAGATTTTGCAGGATGCTGACTTTTCCTTGTGAAAAGGGCAACATATAAATCCTGCTCTATTCGGCCTTAGCCCGTACCTGGAGAGAATTTCTGGCATTTTTACTGACTGTTTGATTTCTCCCTTAGTCATGACAGCAGCTCCACGATCCGCCACCCAGTTTCTTCTTTCGTGCAGAATTCAAATCGGACTCCGTATCTATCTCTGATTGTGCAGAGAGATTTATACAACTGGCAGCCATCAACAGCCTTGTCAGAGATTACAGTCTTTACTTTTTTGCCGTTTATCGTCCTCCAGATAACTTTGTGTTTCCTTGGGTTCTCCCAAAAATACACATCGCCAACTGATTTAATATCTGGTCCATGTTCACATAGGATAATCAGCTGAATACCGGCTTCACGTGCCCTGATAAGTTCTGCCTTGAATCTTTCGTGTTGCTGGCAGACATTTCCACAAAGCTCTTGTAAATCCTTCTTACGGTCAATACAGAGCTTTGCGTTGTCAAGCGACTGATAATCTCCACAATATAACTTTGATCTGAAATACTGTACTCCAATGTCATCAAACTGTTTTTGAATCCGTTCCCATTCCTTTTTGTGTTCTCTTGTGTCCGCTTGTATAACCATTAAAAACACATCCTTTTAATTGAACGGAAGGACATCATCTGCCACGCTGTCTGGAATACTCATGAAGTCCATACCTGCCGGATTCGATCCCATGATAGTTTCTTCTTTCAGATGATTGTCATAGGCTTTTGTGGTACGCTCTTCTGGGATGTCTGCATCCTTAATTCCCTCAATACTTCGGAACCATGCGAGTTTGTGACGTTTTACTTCTTTGTTGTCGTACCAGTCTTTCTCCAGACGGAAGATGCCGCCGATCAACTTGCCTTTAAACTGCTGCCCGAAGTTATTACCCCACTTAATAGCAAATCCCGGATTTGACTTTTCTACGCATGTGATAAATGTTTTAAGATTACGGACGCCATACTCTACACTCTCGTCAATGACCATATAGTTAGTGCCGGCATTCGGATATTTCTTGTCTGGACGGATATCATTTTCAAACTGCTTCATAAAGTACCCCGCCTGTTCGTCTCCTTCTGCAAAATCAAACAAGATAACGAGCATATCAAGTCCACCCTGTGTTTTTTTCTCTGATACCTGCTTAATTACCATTTTGTGCCCGCCAAGAGCAATCGGTTCAAATTCTCCTGCTGTCTGTGTAGTATCGTAATTATTTGGTTTCTGCATTGTCTGTTCCTCCTAATTCATAATAATCTCTGATAACCTTGTCAACTTCTGCAAGGTCGTTATCAATAGTTAAACTGTCAAACATCCCGATCGGGGACTTACTTACCGCTCCCTGACTGGACTGAGTGACAAATAAGTGCTTTCCACTCTCTTCAATACAGCGGAGAACGATGGTAAACATGCCCTCGATGCAAACTTTTTCGTCCAGAAGCTTACCAATTGTCTTAGGTTTTACTTCCCCGGAATCGTCTTTTTCTTCATGCATCATAAGGTAAACAATTTTATTCTGCGGTACTTTTGTTACAATGAACTGGATAAGATTCCAGAAATAGTCTCCAATATCATTATACAGAGCGAACACTGCATTGCCTTTTCCAGCAGAAGCGTGTCCCTTCATAAAATGATTCGTAATAAGATAACCTGCATCATCAATTACAATCGACTCTGCTTTTGATGCGATCAGGCACTTCATCACCTGCTGGTAGTCATCTGTAAACCATCCGTCAATCCTTCCTTTGAACGGAAGCGGTTTATTCAATACTCTAATAAGATTCCAGTGTTCATTCTGACAGTTTCTAAGACTGGTGCTCTTTCCAGAACCAGATTTTCCAATAATTAATACTGGTGTTGCCATTGCTATTCCTCCTTGTCATAAACCACATGTTTGCTACCCTCAATAATCAGCAAGCTTGCAATATCTTTCATTGATATGGTTGATTCGTTATAAATCTCAACCAGTGCGTTGTATGCTTCTGGTGATACTTTTACGACCGGGTTATCCTTATCGGTTGCTGGCTGCTTCTTCCTTGCCGGAATGCGGATTTCAAATTTACTCATAGCGTCCTCCTACTTAATCTGAATATTCTGAGAAGTTTTCAGTGAAATTCCCGGAAATTCTTTTCCGGCTTTCAATGCCGCTTTTAATCCGATTTTGTCAGGTGTAGGCTCTGCATATTTAAGAAATTCCTCAGGAACAGTTGCATTCGCTGAAATATCTACAGAATCACTTTTTCTGTAAGAAATTGATACCTTTGCAGTCTTAAATTTCTCACCGTCCAGATATTTTGAAAGAAATTCTTTTAATGAAGCTGCTTTGTTCTCAGCAACTTTTTGACGTGCTGCAAGGTTATCTTTTTCTTCTTTTAAGGCTTTTGCATCTGACAGAAGATTTTTAATCCAACAACCGATACCCTCAATTTTCTGATCCCTTTCCATCTGAAGAGCAGAAAGCCTCTCAACGTCAATGATTTCTCCTGTTTCCATGTCTACACAATCCATAATTGCATTATCAATTTCGTACAATTTCATTATCTTTTCTCCTCTCTTTTAAAGAAACAATACAATGTATCCGTCTCATGACATTCGATATGGTCCAGAGACATGTCACAGTTCTCATAATCCAGAATATAATCACCTCTGGATTGAAGCTCTCTGAGCAGTTCATTGATACATCCTGCTATCTCCAGACTGGGAAGAAGTTTCATAATTGCTATCTGTTTACTCATTTGGACGCTTCCCATCTATCAGAAGTTCCAGTAAGAAAGCTTTGATTGCTTTGAGACTTTCACGGCTTTCTTTCTCAAAAAAAGAATTAAAGGATACATTCCGATATAAGTCCCACTTAAATGCGCCTTTAGGAAGCTCAACGTCTTCTTTTCTTTTAAGCCCTCTTACTTCCAAACCGTAGCCCGAAAAATCAAAGGTGACATTTGCTGTCGGAACTTCGTTCACGACTCTTTTACAAAGTTCGTAAATTTCATCAATCTCTTTCTCGAACATCTTCTTATCCTCCTTATTTTCTACTGCCAGTCTGTTTCCATCTGGCGTACTGCCCATGCTGCCGAGATACCAAAAAAGATGTTTAGCCAGATAGGCACATCCACATATTTCCCGGCAAGCATACAAACAGCAATTAGCATATACTCTTTCATTTTATTTCATTTCTCCCAGAATCCACGCAAGGTTGCTCGCTACCAGTGCGGCGACTGTCACAATCCATGCGGTGAACCATCTTTTTGACTTTTTCTTACTTTCTTCGACAATTTCAGTCGCAAGTGCTACTTCGATGTCAGTCCATGTTGGCTGATTTTCGTTTCTAATTTCACTCATATCGTGCTAATTTCTCCTTATTTTTTCTTATTTGTCTTTACAATTAGCAGATAGAGAACTATAATGTATCTATCCACTAAGGTGTTTTAGTGGTGCAAAGCTCCGGGGCGGAGGCCCAATCTCCCTCCGGGGCACTCACTTATTAAGAGCAGCCTTACCTTTCCAGACATGTCCAGTCACTTCATAGACTTTCCTAGGGCTTATGATGTATGTAATTCGTCCACCGGAAAGGCTTTTTGCTGGCTTGTTATTCTGCACAGCCACTCCAATTGGCAACCATCCGTACACAATCCCTGCCCGGATTGCTGTTACAGGAAGTCCGATCAATTGGCTCGCGTCGGCTACGGTCAGAATTTCTGACGAGAATTCCGGCATCTGTGGAATGCCTGATATGATTCTTGCAACCTCTGCAGCGAACTGATGAACTTCTGCATTTTCTTTGACGTAAAGGTTTACTTCTTCTGGGGTCATAATTATTCACCACTTTCTTTTTCTTTTACAAAATGCTTTTCCATCAGGTCGGCAATCATAAGGTACTCTTCCGCAATTTTGCCCTCTCTGGTATTTTTTACCTGTTCGCGGAACTCTGGAATTGTTCCTAAGAAACAACCGCAAGATACTCTGATCTGCTTATCTTCGCACTGAAAGAATGTAGTTGTACGGAACTGAGTGCCGAAACCATGAATGGTTGTATAGTCTGCATTGCCATAGACCCATGCATTGCCGGAGACCCTTGCATTGCCGTAGACC